AAGGTGGGGGAACAACCGCACCTGTTGGAACATTCATCGCAGCAAACCATACATTTCCTGCTCGGGATTTTTCACCCAAAGGTTTCATCAAATCTTGTAAATTCTGCGATGGACGATTACCAGGTCTTTGTGGTGTCCATCTTTTTCCGCCCCATTCAATCATACTAATAAATATAAAGATTTTTGATTATATGAAGAAAAAAAAGGGGAGTATTACCTCCCCTTTGATTTCAGAAACGTAGTCAATTACGCCTCTACCGTCATACCCGTCATAACGTCTTGAAGGGTAGTTGATACTGTGATCTCTACGATAGGATTTGGTTCTCCACCTTGTAGGGTAAAGGTAGTACCGTTCAAATCGTTGTATGCCAATCCTGACTGAAGTGAACCTGTGTTCATCAAAAGTCCGTTAGCGATACCTACCAACCAGTATCTTGAGTTATTGTCTAAAGCGATTAGGTATATTGAATTCTGTTTAGCCAAGTCAAAGAAGGTGTTTCTAAGAGCCTGATCCAATTTAGGAAGACTGATAGTAACCGTTGGTTGGAATACGATAGACTGAGCCGTTGTATTCACCAACATCTCTTCTGTGATAGAAGATGACTGTTTAACTAATTCAAAATTATACCATGTTCCCACGCCTGACATAGAAAGTACATCGTCAGATGCTGAGTAGGTTACACCACTTACAGTTGAACCTGAATCACCAAGGATCCAGATTTCTTTGATACCGCCAGTAGATGCGTTTCTACAGTCGAGTGAATAACCTGCGTCGATAAAACATGAAGCCATAATTTATGTTAATTTTTTAATGTTAATTTATGTCTTCAATTAAGACTTAGATAAGCAGAAAGATGCTACATCAAATACACCGATTCCGTAAGAGAAGTGTGAGTTAATTTTAACTTGATCAGCGAACGGATCGTACATCATTTTTGTTTCGTACAATTCAGAGTTCATACCAATCATTACGTATCCAGCAGGACCCGCAACATAAGCACTTTGGTTAGTCAAACCTACAGTTGGGATAACTCTAACGTTTGAACCAGGAAGCATTACGCTCCATTCTTCACCAACTGAACCTGTAGAAGTGTTGTCTACGAAAAGGTTGATGTATGATGAATTTCTCATGCTAGCGATTAAGCCACGGTAGTCACTGTAAGAACAGTAGATAACCAAGTCATTTCTGTGTAATACGTTCTGTGGGATGTTCTCGTATACTTTAGTGAATACGTCCAATCCGTTTGAACCTGTAGCCGCTGTGTAAGCGATTTGAGTAGCACCATTTCCTGATGTTACAAGTGCTAACATACCGTCAAAACACTGTGAGTTGTAAGAAGTCGCACCAGTAGCGGTTGTGTTTAACCATAACTGAGTTTCGATAGCGTTTGCGATTCTTTGGTTGATGTCTTCGATTACAACCTGTGCGAAAGGAACCTCCTCTTGGAAGTTACCGTTTGATAATGAAGCACTTAGATACGTATCATAGAGATCATACGGGCATAAAGTTTGATTGATCTTTCTATTACATAAGTCGATTGTAACGAGATTTTGTACCGTATCTCCTGTAGGATCGAAGCCACATGCTAGGTCTTGGATAACGATATCGTTTTGTAACCAACCTACCTTTTCAGTTGTACCTTTAAGGTTAGGACGGATGGTAGAATACTTAGGGAGGGTAAGTCCAAGAACTTGCTTGATTAACATATCCGCACCGTAAGAATTGTACTCGGGTAAAGCAGTCAAATCATACGAAAACTTAAACCCTTTTTTAGTTGTTTTTTCCATTTTAATATAGGTGTTTATTTATTATTTTCTTTGTGGAATTGACTTTAACAATTCCAATTTGAAGTCACTAAAAGTTTCAACAACTGTTGCTTTCTTTTCTACAGGACTTCTGTCTGGTTGTTTTTTGAATTGTTCAAATTCATTTTTTATGGTGTCCAATTCACCCGAGTATCCGTCTCTCATTTTTTTCATTTCTTCTCTCAATGATCTCATCTCTTCAACCATTGGTGCTAAAATTTCTAAAATGTCCTCAACTGATACCTCTTTTGATTCTGTAGTTTCTTCCTCCAAAACCTCATCGGTTTTGATTTCTTCTTCTACAGCGTCATCTTCATTTGCTGGTGCTTCCTCTGCCTTTTGAGCCAAAGAAGTGATAACCGATCCTGAATCAACGGTGATGATGAGTCCCTCACGTGTCTCGTGCTCACCTTCAGGGGCAGGCGCTAACGTGGAATCTCTAACTACATAAAGTTCCTGTCCAACTTTGAACTCTTCGTCCAAGTTGTTAGTAACTTCTGTTTCTCCGTCAACCAAAAACGTGCTGGCAAATTTTTCAGATTTGAATTTCAAACCTAAGAGATTTACAATCTCGTTGATTGCGTCTTTTGCTGTCATGTTACTGATTTATTTGTTTGAGAATGTTTATGATTCTTTCCAATAAATATTCATCCTGTGAAACACGATGAAATTTCATCAAAAAATTCCCCTCAGCAGATAAGCCACGGACTTTTCCTTTTTTAATGTAGTCGTTCCATATCTTATCTCCCTCAGGAGTATCCAACACTTTATATCCCACGAACCATGTTCCGTTGGGTATGTCATTTCTCTCGAAACCGAGTTGGAATGCTTTGTCCTGATCTCCTTCAACTAACCACGACTCAACCATCACGATGTCTTGGAACTTTTTGTCAGTATGTTCCAAATTGGTTTTGTCTAGTCGTTTTTCGATCATGAACTTTCGTTGTATCTTTTCGATACTTTCAGGTGAGAATTTTACAAAGTATCTCTCCCCTGTGTATTCGTCGATTCTTGGTATGAGTATATTAGGTACCATTACAGGAGAATAAACCATACGTTTTTCATCCAAAGTTTTGAAAGAGAACTGGCTCTCTTGTTTGTCGATTCCATATTTACACGCTTGGAATCTCTTACGTCCCATATATTCCAATTCTTCTGTAATACCACCACATCCCATTTGATACGAGAAATCTGAAGCATCTTGAACGTCATCGAATATTGGTAACCCCTGTAGGTAACCCACAGGTACGGCAGTCTGTTCTAATTGTGTGGGGGCTAAGGTATTCACCCCTAATTCTCTCATATATTTGAGCGTGGTTGCGTTATCGTCCACCACATAGGACACTGGTACCCTTTCATCGAGAAGTCCCTTTACAAAGTCTCTTTTAAACTCAGGGGCTTGGTTGGTGCTTCTATCACTTAGAACCAATCTATCGTACTTGACACCGTACTTTGCCAGTTCAGCCTCGGTGCTTCGTCTTTGTGATTCAGGACGCCCTGTTAGAATAACGATTCTATAACCCTTGTATTTTTCGTTTACCCAATCTATTGCGTTTTGATTTGGACGAGTACCGTTGAACAGAGTACCGTCCACATCCACCATAATCAGACGAGCAGCACCTGTGGAGAACGTATCTCGAGCACCACGAGCAGGATCTGCTTGGGGGTTCACCTGTCCTGATTGTCCCGCAGCAGGAACAACCAATGCCGCCTTACGTGATTCTAAATTGGGTTGGTTGGTGATTTTTGCCGTGTAAGCCTCGTCAGGATTTGGATTTGAAAAGGTAAGTTCAGTCCAATAATGTTCACAATTTGCTCCACCCTTCCATGTCAATATGTCAGGTGATGTTCCCTTAGGACGTGGTATGATTTTACGTGCTGAATCTTCACCAGTAATTTGAGCATTTAAACCCAAGATATCCTCCAACCTAAATACAAATTGTCTACCCCCTAACATTCTACGACAGAACATACGAGAGGTAGGAACGATGGCACCACCACCATTTCTACGGATACCTGTTGAATAGATAAACCTCACTTTTTTACCCATATAATCCAAAGTAGATTCCTCATTGGGTTTAGCAACAATCGTGTAGAATTTTTCCTCAGTGGTGTCACTAACCATCTTTGAGAACTTGTCCGTCATCATAGCCTCTGACATTGGGATTGCGGATTCTATCTCCCAACCCATCTTTAAAAGTTCTTCTAATTCTACACCATTGTCCATTGTTTCATCGTGAGTGGTACAGGACATATACACCACATTTCCGTCCTCATCCGTGTGTTCGTGATATCCATCACATCCATAGGTTTCTTTCCCATATTCTACGGCTTCATCAGGACTTGTAAAATAGGGGACACCGTCTATGTATCCTTCCAATTCAAACGACTGTTTTTTGTTACAACCACAATCACTGAATTCATCACGACGTTCCCAATCGGAATTACAAACCGCATATCTCTGTCTCTCATCAGGATACTCAGAAATGAGTAAGTCAGAACCCATACATCTTTGTAGGTAATCGTCCTTAGTCTCACCAGGATTTACCTTGATGAATAACACCTCTTCGATGAGCATGTTGTTTTCAGTGTCACCAGTAGCATAGTTTACGTATGGAGGTAACCCCGAAACGTCCAGGTCCATTTCTTCCCTCTCAACTCGCTCTAAAATGGTATCAACCCATTTGAGCCCTTCCTCCCCACCCCACAAATCGTAAGATATGGTACCGTTGTCATCATAGTCTCCCGTGTAGTAGGTAGCCGCACGTTCAAGATAGGACTTCATCCTTTTGACGGTTTCCAATGTGATTTCATCTTGGTTACACAATTGCTGTGCTCTTACTTTTCCTGTTTGTGTTGCTGCGGGATTACCACGTTTTTCATTCTCCTTAATCGCACGACATGCTGTCGCTGCCACATAGTCAGGAGCACGGTAAAATTTCTGCTTGGAAAAATAGATGAATTCGGTTTCAATTGCGGGTAACTCTACCAACGCTATTTCCGTGACGGATGTATCCCCACTTAGGAAATCGTCAATATCTAATTCTATGACACGTAAAGACATATAGATAAGTATTTGTTCATCAGAGGGAGGATAATTGTTCTAACCTCCTTGAAATTGCTTGTTTATTGGTAATTTCCTGCTCTTGGACATACGCTCTAATTGGTTCCTTCCTCTGCTTAGCCAGTGCTTCTAAAATACGTGAATCGTCAAAATTGGAAACAACCAATGGGGAACCTCCTGATTGTTGGTTGATCTGATCGAGTAAATCACGGTACATCACACTACCCACACGGTTGATAACTGCTTCCCCACCTTCAGCGACAACACCCGCCTGAGCCAGTCTGATACCACCCTGTTCGTGTGAGGGTCCTTGAAGTAATCCACCACCCCCTAATAAACCACCACGTTGTAGGGAACGTGTGGTGTTGATTTGTGTGGCAATCAAGGCAATCTGTGCTGCGTTAACCGCTGCGACAATGGGGATTAAGAACGGTGTTTTTGCCGCATTAACCACTGCTGCCGCTCCATCGGCGATAGCCTGAAGTAAGGTGAGTCTCAAGTCAGTCAGGGCTGCTTTTTTGTCGAGTTGTTTCTTTTGTTCGTTGTAGATTTGTTCCTGTTCTAAACGCTTTTGGTTTGCTTCCTCAGAGGTTCCTACAATCGACTCTAAAACTGCGTTGTTTTCTGCTTCAAGTCTATCTAAACTATCTTGGTAGAATCCACGTAAAACACCATTGAGTTTACCTAACTCAGAAGCGAATGCTCCGACGTTATTAAGAATTTCTTGTGTTTTTTGTTTTTCTTTGTCGGTGTCTTCCTTACGTTTTTCATCCAATTTTTTGTAGAATTCCTCATAGAGTTTCTCCCGTGCTGCGAGTTGTTCTTCTGTCAAGTCAGTTCCTGCTAATTCATTCTGAACTAACTGATCGAACGCAGCCGCTACCGCATCCAAATCCCCTTCATAGATATCAGAAAGTTCCTTGATGATTCCATCCGCATTTTGTTTCAAAAATCCGAGTAGAGCAGTCGTGTTATTTTTGGTACGTTCAAGTTGTAAATCTTCGGCTTCTTTTCTGAACCTAATGATATTCTGTTCTTGTTTGATGATTTCCAAAGATTCTTCTTTGAGAATTTTAAGTCTTTCTAGTGCTCTTTTTTCTGCTAATTCAGTTCTAGTATCTTCGTCAAGTTTTGCATATTCTTCACTCTCAGAATATCTTTTAACCAAAGCGTCAAATAGGGATTCTTCATAAGCATTGAATTCCGTCAAGGCTTGACCGGCTTTAACCGTTAATTTTTCAGTAGTTATTGCTCCATCCTCACCAATTTTTAAAACTATATCTCCTGTAGCAACTAATTCTTGTTTTAATTTTCCATAGTAAGTTGACAATATATTACTTGAAAAAATATTGTCTTCTGCTCGTATTTCTGCTATAGAACGATATGAATCCACAATGTCAATCAAAGCGTTGAATGCTACTTGGGTAATTTCCCCTGATTCTTTCAAAGTTCCGAATGTATTTAATATACCTGTCGCAACACTTTCAAAATCCCCCCTCTGAGCAGATTCAGAAAGTTGTTTACGAATTTTTAAATATTCAACACCAAATCTATCTAACTCTTGTACAGCAACATCAACAGGAGGTTTCAAATCCTTAAATTCTTGTAAAAGTGTGCTGAAAGGTTTTTCAACAATTTGTCCTGAAAATCCTTTGAGGATTTCCAATGTTTCTTTAAGGGTTGTGATAACTTTAGGTTCGGGAACTTCAGCATTCAACTGACGACGTAATTCTTTAAGGGCTTCGATTTGCGCGTTGAAAGCGTCGATGGCAATACGCTTTTCTTCTTCTAATTGTTTTGTTCTCTCATCAGAACGTTGTTTAGCGGCATCCGCACTTTTCTTAGTTGCGTCGTCTAATTCCTTTTGTTTAGCAATCTCAACATCTTTCCCTGCTAATTCTACTTTTCGTCGCTGTTCCGTAACCTGTTGTCTCAAATTTTGGGTTTCCTCGCTTAGTCTGTTTCGTGTTTGTGCTTGTATGTAAGCGGCGGTTAATTGTTCATCGAGTTCTTTTTCTTTTTTGAGTCTGGCTTCAGCAATCTGAACAGCAGTCCCACCTGATTTTTCCAATAGTGAAATTTGGAAATCTAACTCACGATTGGTTCTATCGAGTGCTTTTTGTAATTCGTCTTGTTTGTCAGCAGTATCTTCTGTTTCCGATCCAAATGCGAACATAGCAGTCACGGCAAGTCCAAGAACCGCTACCAATGCTCCGATTGGGTTTGCCGCAATGGTTGCGTATAAGGTACGAGTCGCAGTTGTGGTAGCAGCCGTAGCCGCTGTCGCTGCTCTTTGGGCTACAATATTTGCGACAATCTTGATATTGAGTGCCGCCTCTGCCGCTCCACGAGCAGCCAGTGCGATGGTTAGGACTTGTTGAGCCTTGACGATTGCCTTAGTCACGTCCTCGTTTTCCGCACCAAAGAGTTGAACTGCCGCCTGAGCCGCAGCAAACGATGTGGTAATACCCGCAGCAACTTTAGCGAATGCCTCAGCCTGTTGAACCGACTCTAAACCCTCAGCAGATTTCTTTAGGTTTTTCAGTTGTGAGTCCGCTCTTTGAATTTCAGTTGTTAACTTTTTAAATTCATCTGAACCAATTGCTAACCCCCCAAGTCTCTCACGTGCTTTGGTGAGTTCTGTCTCTAATTCTTTGATGGATGATACAGCCGTCTGTACTCCATTAAGTGTAATGTTTAAACCGATAGTCTTCGCCATGTCTATAAATACCTAATTTAACAATCTACTTGTAAGATACGTCCCGCATTGTCAGCAACCACAAATGTCTGACTACCTGAAGGGACTGTCTGTTGAATGAACTTACCAAGTTCTACCAGTTTCATCGTCGTTCCTGTATCGTAGTAAACCTGACTACCATTTTGAAGTGTAGGACTTCCAAAGGTGGTTATCACTACCACAGGAGCCGTGTTGTTACAAACGTCCTCTTGTGATAGGGAGAAATACGCTGAGGAGTTGTAAGCAATCAGTGATGGGTAGGGGGTATTCCCTGACAATCCGTAGATCGGTGCGGGGGGTTCTACCTTGTAGTATCCTGAGCGTTCCTTGATTAAAGAAATCTCTGTCAATTTGTCAGATAGTAAATCTGCTTCGTTTATCTTCTCAATTCTATAGAAGGAATCTTTGACGAATATCTTATCACGGAGACTGACATCGTAAACATCGGTAGGACGGAAAAAGAATCTACCTGTCAATCGACGAGTTTCTAAGGAATATGTATTTTCTGTATAATCCTTCCAAAATATATCGTACAAATTGAACCCTGTGGATTGTAAGATATTTTGGTTCTCAATACCGTAGTAGTCAAACGTTGGTTGGAAATTCAAATCAGAGACGATTGAAGGTAATACCGTGTCGATATTGGATAGGTGTGATACACATGGATAGGTGGTAAATTCTGTCGAACCAGTGTTCGCCAGCATGTACCACGATTCCTGTTGTGTCTTGGCTGCGTTTTTATAGAAGTATCTGTTTCCACACCAAAAGAACAGGTGGTTGTTTGAGGTGTAGGGTTGCTGAACTCCATTTAAATCACGATAAACCTTAGGGATAATGATGTTGGGTGCCCCCTCTATGTTTTCCGTAGGTAGTGCTGAGAACGGTAATTCGTATTCTTGTTCTCCAACAAACAGATTGTTGGTTGAGGTAAAGAGGTATCTACCAAAATTATGGGTATTGGCATCCTCGTAGCGTTTGTTTAGATACTCTTCTGAACCCTTCTTATAGGTGAACTCAATTTCTTTTGGTAAATCGAAGGAAAGGGGTTCTACTCTTTGTTGTTGGGATACGTCTAATCTTTGAGTAAAGTCACGCTCCACCCTATCTGATTCATTAAAATACCAGTTCCACGGCTCAATCAACAGTGTCTTGTTTTCAGTATCCTCTACCACCACCAAATTAAACATCGTCACCAATGATTTTAGAAAGTCCAATGCCCCAATGTCAGGAACACCGAATTGGAAATTCACGTCCTTAGCCCCGTCAATGGCAGGAGATGCGTAGAGTTCCCACATAGGTGCTTCCTCAAATACTCCCGCAAAATCAAATCCTGTGAACTCTACATTACCACCAGGGCTTGATGATACGGTAGGTAAGTAGTAAAGTTGTACGTATTCACCTGCTTCACACGTTCCTGAGAAAAACTCGTTGAAATTACCTACAGCGGCACCCGCTATTTGCTGACTTGATAACCAAAATGAACCTACGTTGAGATTAAGGGGATCTCTACCCTTTGTTGCTAAAATGTAGAAACGCACAGTGGTACTAACCGGTCCGATATTGCGGTAATTGAATCTGACGTTCCATCCATAGTCCCCATCAAACGGAATACGGAAATAACTACCCGTCGCTACAGGTTGCGTGTTGTATCCCGCAGGAGGATTACCCAATGTGAAATTACTCAGGTAGTCGAATCCTGAAGTCCCTAAAGTTTCAAAATTCAAAGGGACTGATACGTTACCATCACTGGCTAAGTAGGATTTGGCAAATGATTCACGGGTGAATACCTTGAATAGGTTTTGGTTTGTTAAGGCTGAACTACCACCGATACCCAATTCCCCATTGACGAATGTATCCATGTAGATACCCTTGAAATAGTCTGAATTCAAAAATTCAGAAGTATAGGTGTAGGTTGTTAAGTCCATCACCTTGTCTAATACTGTTTTTAGACGCAAGGCGGGTTTAAAATAACTTGGGGGTATAGGATTACCACTTAAAGTAATGGAAGTCGCTGAGACGGTGTCAAATGAAAACTGAGGGGTGGTGGAACCATCCAAATAATTTAGTCCCCAATTTATCATCGGGTATAAAACAGCCCCACCAAACAATCCATCGGTTTCGTTGTCCTTTGCTTCCCACGATGTGGTAACCGCTGAGAAATTGAGTTCGTGGTTCAAATCCGTCCAATTACAATCACGTAGTAAGAACTCCTTGATTTCAGAACCAAAGTCCCCCACGTTACCCATAATGAACAAATCGTATTCTACATAGGTGTCATACACGTTCACACCATTGAGTCTTAGAAATCCTTTGAAGATATCCACACCTCTATAACTAACCACACACTCTGCTTTGGAAAGGGGGTTAAAGTCCAAACCATTTACCTCGTAGTAGTTCTCAAAGATGACGTTATTGTGAATCGTACCAGGAACCACAAACTGCTTGGAATAGGGACTACGACGGGTATCTAAGTTGATTAAATCCGTCTCTTGGATAATGACGTTGATAGGTAAGTCATCATACAAGTCAACCTGTTTCCAAGTCCCCTCTAAATTTACTTGTAAAAGAGTATCCATTTTACTTACCTAATAATCGGATGTTATTGGAGTATACGTATGTCAGTTCTAAATTGTATACGGTTCTGTTCCCTTCGTTTTTGATGATGAAATCTGAGTTGATAACATTTATAGGACGAGGGGTTCCGTCTTCTTTAATTTCAAATACCTGATCGGATGTCCACAATTCTTGTAAAAACATAAAGTCAGGTTGGTTCAAAAATCCTGTGTTGATAACATGCGTTTCCACGATGTCTGTTGCGAAGTCAGTGAGCCCACGTGAGTAGGGTTGTTGCTGTGGATTGCTGCTACCAAAATCTACAGGTATGGTTTTTAGAGTCTGACGAGTGATATTCAAACCCTCAGTCTTACCAGCCAAAAATCTGTAGTAATCGTAGTGTCCATAACGATTTCTAAACGCTAACTGTAATTGTGGATTACCACTACGGTTACAGAGCGGACCGACGTTGAATTGAAAAACCTCACTCACTGCTGTAAATCCTGAGCAGTTACCGAATGTGTAGGAGGTGGGGACGGGTTGTGGTGAAACGGACATTATCTAGATTTTAACATGATGATCCCTGAACAGGGGGTAAGGTTGATACTACACTTCCTTCTTGAGCACATACAACGGTTGATTGTCCTCTGTTAACGAAAAACTCAGTTTCGACACCCGCACAAGTAATATATGAAAACAAGTCAGGTTCATCACTCGGAGCAGTAACGGTGTATTCATAACACGCTATACCCCCTGTAGTTGAACTTGGTGTTGGAGTTTGTGTTGGAGTCTTAGTTGGTGTCGGCGTAGGGGTAGCACTGGTTCCTGGACAAGCACCTGCCGATGTAGATGAAGTACAACTTGTAATAGGAGTAGTACAAGAACAGATTTGTGACGAAGATAACGGTGGTACGATAAAGTTCACCGTAGCACGGGTAGTACAATCGGTATAGGTAACCGTACAACCTGCTTCAGGATCGGTGTTGATGATATCGTAAGCGGTACAGTTACAATTCGTTGGACTTGGGGTTGGTGTCGGCGTAGGGGTAGCACTGATACAAGTACCTCCTGAGATACTAAAAATATTACCAGTAACTCTAGGATATACCTCACTACAGAAGTAGTAAGTAACACCCTCAGGGATACTCACACCCGTTGATCCACCACCACACTCTGTCCACAGAATCGTAGCACTACCCAAAGTGGTAGTCACCGTGTAACCCGTACAACCCAATGTAGGGGTGCTACTTGGTGTCGGGGTAGGCGTTGGTTGAATTGGAGACGTAGAACCTGTAAACTCACCAAACAACTGAACGGTGTAGTAACTCGTCCCTGCTGGCATAAACGGTAGGTTCATCGGTCCTGCTCCCACATACAGAGTATTGTAGGTGGTTGCTGTTCTTGGTTCAATCAGGTAATACGCAGGATATACATCACATCCTGACGTTCTCGGACCTCCACCATTGGAGATGATGTTGTCCATCGTTGTGGCTGTTAGTAATAACCCGTCAGTATCGTAGAATTTGTATTCCACATAGTAGGGTTCACTAATAATGTTGAAATCGTCCTCTAAAAAGTAGTTGGTAAACGCTAAGGTATAGTAGTCGTCAGATTCTACATTTCTGATACGTGGTGAATTTGTTAAAAACAATCCGTCATTTGATACAGGGAACGATCCTGTCCATCCTGTCATTACAAATTTTTCAATGTCAAAATCCTGCTCGTTAGCATTACCATTTACCCCCATCGTTGAGGAGAAGGTTTTGTATACACCTGATGAATACGATGGTAATCCAACATCGACTCCGATACCAGTGAATCCCGTAACACTTCCAGTCGCTGAATCCGAGAATTCGTATCCGAATTTTACTTCGTAGTTGATTACCTCGTTTAATGATGGACGTGAGAATCCTACGGTTTGATAGGTATAAATGGGAGTTGTATCCCAATAGGAAACGATATTGTTTGTCGTGTAGTTTTTCAATATCCTTGAAAAATCTATCACTCCTAAGTCTTCAGGATTGGGCGTTGATTTACCCGCAAAAACTTCTTGTCCGTCCACCGAAAGTGCGAAGGTATATCTGAACTTATATGTGTTTGTAGTATCGGCAGAAACGACAAAAAACAACCCGTTTTCTAATACAGGTTGAAACTCTTGTGGGGATTGTAGAATTGAAATACTCATTAGGGTGTATTGAATGTTGTTCTCGGGAATAGTTTACCCTCGTCAAATAAATCGTTTATGTATTTTACAACGGATTCTGCTATAGGACCGTCATCACTTTCCAATGTAGGTAATATAATACGGATAGCGTCATCTATAAAGTTTTTAGCCCCATAACCATCACGAGCGATACTACGAGAAATTAAGAATACTTTTGTATCCTCAGGTAATCCTGGCATCACACCAGGTTTGTTGGCTAACCATCTACGGATATCCTCAAATGGAACCAACCCAGTGTATCTAATACCTTTCTTAGTTTTATTTTCAGAATAGTTAGCAGTTGGTTTTCTACCGTTGTCAATCCAATATCCGTAGTCTTCCATTTCTACTACCATATTCGGTACGGGAGATTCATAGTCTTCCTCCCAATAAACGTTGATGGATTTATACAAATCACCTGACGCTTTGTTGTTAGATTGGGGGTTAGGATACCTACCTGATAAAGGTTTGAGACGACCGTCATACGCAGTAGATGGACGAACGATTTCCAAAGAACTTTGAACTGCCCTTTTCACATAGTTTGCGATATTAGTCATTTCAGCAGTGATTTCCATCTTAACACATTAGTCCATTACCATTAGAATCTGTTACCACAATTCTGTTTATCAACTGAGTATCGAAGAAAAACGCATTCGCTGTAATTACAAAGTTGTTGTCTGTTCTCTGAGCAGGACGAATTGCTCCAGTCACATTACCGAAATTGGACGATGTGAATTTGATGGTATCACGTGTTCCATTACTATTGAGTATCACTATGTCACCAGCATAACTATCATTGAACGCAACACCTGTTCCTGTAACCATTACCTGATCGGAAGGTAGTTTTTCAACCCATCCGTTTGTGATTGGACTGTCACTACATCCTGTTCCAACATTGGTTTCAAATGTCGTGTCGAATACCCCTGCTGAACTGAGTTTGAATACATAAGGTGCTGTAGCCATTATACCAATAATACTATCATCACTCAATACCGCTAATTTATAACAATTAAGAGGGACTACGGGGAATACTGGTGCGAAGGTTGCGTCTAATGTTCCGTCTGTATTTAATCTACAAACCTTACTCACCGCAGTTCCATTATAGGTAGTGAATTGTCCTGATACGATATACTTGCCGTCGCTTTGTTGGACTATATCTTGGCAGGTATTATTAAATCCTGTTCCAATAGTAAATGTTCCATCTGTAGAACCATCGTTATTCAACCTAACAATTCTGTTGGTTGACACACCATTGACGGTGGTGAATGTCCCCACTACAACATATTTTCCGTCCGATTGAGACACGAATGCGTTAGGAGAAGAACCAATACCCGCACCACCCCCAAAATCAAACGAGGTGTCAATTAAACCAGTATCTCCATAAAGACGAACCATTCTATTTCTTGAGGTAGATTGAACTGTGGTGAAAGTACCAATTACTGTGATTGTTCCTCCAACATCTAAAGACATTCTGTAACCACCAACTGATGATGGAATTACTGCTATACCTCCTGAATTGAAGGTTGCGTCTTTTGATAAATCAGCATTGAGTTTATACAAACCCTCGGCTGTAACACCTGTATCATACAAACCACCACCACCAACATAAACAGTACTACCTGTGGTAGCCATAACCTGCCATGCCCCTGCCGAAAATCCAAGTCCCGCATCATAACAAACAGCAGGAGTTGCTGATGGTGTAGGGGTTACCGTTGGGGTAATCGTAGGTGTCGGGGTGTTAGTTGTAGTGGGCGTCGGCGTAGGAGTTGCGTATGGTATGTACAATACAATAACAGGACAGGTACACGCAGAAGTGCTTACAGAATTTATGGTAAATCCTGTTACAATTTCACCAGGTAATAATACAGGTGCCAAGTCAAACTGATGTTGATGTTGTCCTAAGTCTATTGTTTCTACGCCCTGGTAGACAGTTCCCAAATCACCGTATGTCACACCACTAACTTGGTAATCACACAAGGCGGATGCTGGCGATGAAAAATTAGGTTGATCCCAAAGTACTAATTTGAATTTGGTGTTATCTTGTAATTGTACTTCCAAATATTGAGTAGTAGTAGTACAAGTTTGTGTTGGGGTGACAGTTGGGGTTGGACTCACAGCAGGTTCGTAGTAATCACATGCGTTGATGTCTTCTAATACAATTACGTCAAGGGTAAGTGCTACCCCTCCCACGTGATCGTTAAACCTTTCAAAAAAGGTGAGTCCGTTAGCAGGAAGGGTGACTTCCATAAACGGAAATAGATTCCCCCTTTTGATGTAGGATAGGAATCTCTTGGCTTCGATACTCATATCAGATACCACGTCTTTTTCGTTTGACAAATCTGTGTTTACCTGATCTCCAAAAATGATACTGAGTTGGTAGGTGGTTGTGTTTTCGTCGTAGGATACTGTCTGTGGAGTTACAAAAATATAGGGATATTCCACCGTATATCCTGAGGTATTTTTTTGGAAGTCCACAATGTTTCCATAACCAAACGTGTTAAGTATTGGGGACTGTTTTTGGTAATCTTCAATCAAGTCAAAGATTCTATGTAAGGTTACATATTGTTCCATTGTTTGTTTTTTAATTTTTGTAACTCATGTCGTTCTCTATCGTACCTGTCTTTAAGTAAAGCGCAGGTGGATAAACATAAATACAGAGGCAATCCTTCTATGTGCGAAAACTTCGAGATATCTTCCTTTGCGAGGGTGAAAGTCCAATTAAAATAGAATCGAGCGGTACCCTCTTTTTTAGAAATCGGGGGAGGTGCTCCCAACCCTTGATCGTCAACCTGTTCAGGCGCATCTTCCATTCCAAAGAATTCCTTGTATTTTCGATAAGTAATGTACTTAGAAGAAAAAAAAAATTGGTAACCCCCAACCAGTATTTCACTGGTATTTCCTTGAACAGTTCCTTACGTTCTATCACCTCATCACTCTTGTATTTTTTTAGGGTGTATTTGGTTCCTTTTTTTGATTCTACGGGACGATATAACACCGCCATGATATGATGGATATTTTCCACCACATCTTCCTGTGAGAGTATTTCTAAATCTATCCATGCTCCCCACGGCAGTCTGCTCCACTCTGTCTCCAATCCGTATTCCACCCCTTGATATTCAAATACTAAGGGGATTTCCTTCGTGTCGATATTTGTATAATTTTCCGTGATGTATTTCTGAATCAAATCTACAGACTCGATGGGTAAGTCTTTGAGTTCATTTTCCTCGATGGACAGGTAGAATGCCAGCATCTTAACACTATCGTTTTTTATCAAATCTAATTTACGGTGTAACTCTTGGAATTTGTGGATGCTCAATTCCTCAGGGAGTGTGATGGTTTTGTCGTCTAATTGTACCTCTATCATACGATGGTTATTTTTGTGGATTTTTTGTTTATCGTCATTAAACATACATATCTCGCTGCGTCGATTGTATGGTTGTAATCGTCAATGGGAACATCCATCATCTTTCCATCACGATCTTGTTTCCATTTATAGGATTGGAACTCCTCTAATATATTCTTACTTTTGGTGGTAATAAACAGATGGTGTCGTCTCATTAAATCTAAGCCGACTAAGATGGATGACTTATTGACAGGTTTTGCGTTATACCGATTACGTCTGAGTTCCTCGATACTGGCAGGGTTGGCAGAGTCACACCAAAGTTCATCTGTTTTGGGAATTCCCAAACTGTCTATTTTGTGAACCAAATCTACCATCGTCAGCCCTTTGGAGTAAATCATTTCGTTTAGGTATAGGTTGTCGTCATCCTTATACACTTCAATCAAGGTGGTAGGATCGTTGTATCCAAAGTCAATCCCCCTACCCATCAGTTTAGCCTGAGGGGGTATATTTTCAATCGTGTTGAACTTATTAAACACAAGGGTGGTGGATATACCTTTGAGTCCCTGATCGTAGATTCTCCACAGGTTTTCGTCTTTGTATTGGAGACTCTTTAACTCGTCAATAATGGTTTGAGAAACGAAGGGGTTATCCCTCCATGTGGTGATAAAGAAATACACATCGTCCCTTTCCTCTAATTCATACAC